GGTGATAACGAACGAGAAGTTTACTGTGACCAGCTAACAATCAAACGCGATAAGCGCGGCGCATTGCGTATAACAAGGAGAACAACATGAGTGACACAGCAATCAAGGCGCTACTTGCAGCGCAACAAGCTATGGAATCTGTAAAGAAAGATAGCCTCAACCCACACTTCAAGAACCGTTACGCCTCACTCGAAGCAGTGATTGACGCTACGTCAAAGGTGTTCCAAGCCAATGGCTTTGTAGTCATGCAGCCCTGTGGTCGTGACGAGCTTGGCATGTATGTCGAGACAAGAATACTTCACACCTCAGGAGAGGCGTTCTCAAGCAAGGTTTACCTAGTCTTGAGTAAACAGGACATGCAGGGATTAGGCAGCGCTATAACGTACGCCAGACGCTATGGGTTACTAGGCATGGCTTGCCTTGCACCAGAAGATGACGATGGCAACATGGCAGCTAAGCAATCAAGCGGCGTCCAAGTAACCAAAGGCCTGACATCAGCAGATACATCCGCATCAGGCGGGTGGTAAACCGAGGGGGTTAATTCCTCAATTAATTTAAAGGAGCCAGAAGCATGGCAGACCAAGCATACGACGACACTAACCGAGGCGCAGCCTTCACGCCCTTCCCTACCCAACAGATGATCTTGCAAGGCAAGCTCAATGTCGAAGGCGTAGACAAGAAGATAATGCTGGTCAGGGACCAGACGCGAGATGGCAAGCCCATCATTGAGATGTATGAGAAGCTTGGCGTGTTCTTCGAGAACGATAAGAAGGGTAATGAATCGGCGCCCGACTACAGTGGTCCGCTTGGTGACGACAAACGTCTTGCGGGATGGAAGAAGATGAAGGATGGTAAGCCTTATATGTCGTTCCAAGTAAGCGAGAAAATGCAAGGAGGAGATAAACCTTTAAATAATCCCTTGCCAGCGGACGACATTCCATTTTAGAAGGGAGGTGTTCTCCTGTAACTTGGGGCGGCTTAGCGGCTGTCCCCTTTTTTTTCTTTAAAAAAGAGGCAGAGATGTACGGAAAAGAAATCAGCAAATGTATTAACGCCGCAGAGATGGGCTTAACCAAGAGACAAGCAGCGACCTTACTTGATATACAATATTCTTTAGTTAAAGAATTAGCAGACAAGTATGGAATAAAATTCTTAGACGGAAGGAATCAAGCAGGTAATGAGAGAAGATTCATTGAGAGCCATAAAGAGAAGCAAGAGGCTGTTATTACTTATGATAGAAAAAGCCCACAAGAATCACAGGCGAAACCTAAAACAAGAACTAGAAGAAATACTAGCACTAATGGACATTGCATCACGCCAAGAAATTGGAAGCTAAGTGATACTGCTCTTCAAAAAATAACTGAAATTTATGTTGGCGATCTGCCACGCGCGGAGAAATATGAGCGTATCTATTCTGAAAAATGGATGGACTTTGAAAATCAACTTATCAAAGCAAACAAGCGCCAACCTTTTCCCAAGGCAAAAAACTTTGACATCGAAAACGCAGCTAACAGATTAATTAAAGAGCAACGAGAAGAGTCTTTGGCTAAACGAAAGATGATACTCGCCTGCTTTAACGGCAGCGGACACAGAGTTGCAGAAGATATATCTGAACAAACTAAATTCAACTTACGATCATCAAGCCAGATGCTAGACCTCATGTACAGGGACGGACTGCTGACTAGAGAACGGGTGCAAGTCGGGGCGAACAAACGTAACAGCGTTTATCACTACAATAAAAAACAGGAACTTAAGACATGACATATTGGGCAGCACTAATCCTGACCTACACAGTAAACATTGGCGTGACCTCCTATGAGGCTACGTCGACTGTCTACTTCAAAGACATGCCGACTTGCTCTGTCGCTAGTGACGCAATCTATCCCGTCATATTGGCGCAGTCACGCGATAGCATGGCACAGTGCGTTCGAACTGATATGCCTTCAAGCAGCATTAGGCCAAAAGCGAGACCGTTTAATGGATAAGATAGAACTTGCTGGGCTGCTTGGGTTTATGCTTGGCGTTATATTCGGATCAGCAATGTCAGCAGTTTTCTTGTGGATTTTTTGCTAATCGTGTGGGTGGCCGTTGATGTCAAGTCGTTTGGCGCAGTCTGGTAGCAACGCAACCAATCAAAAAGCCGCCATTCCCGTGGCTAAGCGTATTTTCTTAGATGAAACCACCCACTTAATTACTATACTACCAATTCGAAGTGCGGTCCATCAATAAACGGCCTACGTCCCTGCGATCTACGCAAATCAATATAACTATTCATTGCACTTTCCATACTGCCTTCACTGTAATGAGCAATATTAGGAACAGACCAAGCAGCACCCCATACAATTGGAACATCAATTTCACGGGCGCCTTCTGACATAGCGTCAGCTATCTCATCATATAAATTTAACTCCCATCTGCCACCATTAACATAGGCCATCAGATCCACAGCTAACCCGTCAATGTGCTTGCTCTTCATTGTCTGACTCGCACCCTTAGCAACCAAAACTTTTTGCTCCTCTATGGTACGCATACCGCAGATCACAGAGAAGTCTTGCTTGGTCACGCCGATCGCATACTTAACAACGGCAATCATCCGCTCATCAATGCCTTCAAGCTTTCCCAAGCTGCCTTTGCCTAGTTTATATGTCATTTCTTACCTCCAAAGAATTTAGTTGCTGACCTCACGGCGAAGCTGCTAGCTACAATTACACCTAACGTATATGAATACCAATCTGGCATGGTGTCGAGCGCAGCAAAGCCATTAGCTACAGCCTTGTCCGCCCACTCAAACGGTAAAAATGCAAGTATTAATGGGATCGAGAAAAGTAGCACAAGATATTCGTCTTTCCACGAACTCTGCGTACCCTGCGCCATAATGCGTTCCCAGTCTGCTTCAGACGTAGCAGCCGACTTCATAATCGTAGCCTTGGCCTCTGCCTCGACTAACTTTAGATTGGAATTCGCAGCCTGTGCGCTTGCCTTACCTTTGAGCCAGCCACCAGCTAACTCAGCTACTGGTCCGATCAGTGCTTGTAACATTTTTCTTCGCCTCCATCGCATTGAATCCAAAGTAACCAACCACAACCCCACTTGCCGCCACCACATACACAGCGGCTATGTCGGATATTAAGCCAGCAGCAGTGTCTAAGCCCAACGCAGAGGCTCCTACAATAGCGAAAGGGTACATCAACATACCAGAGGCGCAGGCAACAGTTAAGCGGCGCTGTATGTCGCGCTTACTGTCGGCATCGAGGATCTCTCTATACCGATCTTCAAGTGCAAGCTTCTGCCATTCTTGCTTATCTATCTGGCCGTCCTTGTTCAGATCAGCTAATTCAAATTCAGTCATTGTTTAAACTCCGTGCATAAGCCAGCGCATGTTGTCTGTGTTCAGTTATTATAACAACTTTTCCATGTTTGTCATAGACCACATATTTCCCCAAACTATTCTGGTATAACCTCAAAGCACTGCACCATAATATTCGGACTCGTTACCAAAACCTTTGCATCATCTCTTGCTCTCATGCACTCGCCTCTGTCTGAGTGCTGAGATAACTGGTGATAATTTAAATCGTTGTTCATAAACTGAAACCACACGAGAAACCACATTACCACTTCTCCATGTACCGACCCATCGCAAAAATAACCGCAGCCATTCCGCTGATAGCGAACAGACAACCCAAGCACATCATCACCACTTCAACTAGCTCTTCGCGTTCTTTTTCTTTTTGTTTTTGTGCGGCCTTACGGGCCTTACGGGCTTCGGCTTGATATAATTGCCACTTGTCCCAAGTTCCAGGTGGCCCATAAAGTCTGCACCAAGACTCCAATTCACGGCGCTTTTCTTTAATGTCTTCAAGGGCTTGAAACTCTTCCCAATCGCCTTCAGAGCCACCTGTGATAGCGGTTATGGGGTTTTTTTTCTTGCGTGTTACTGCGTCTTTAAGCTCGTCTTCAGCAGAAAGAAACTTACCGACATGGCTGACCATACCAGAGACTTCACGTCCGTTCTCAAGGCACTTCTTGATAACAGAATAAGCCGCATTCGCTGCCATGATGGTTTCGAGTACAGCCATATGCTATACTTTAGCCCATCTTCATCAAGACTGTAACCAAGAGTAAGATGATAAAGCCAGTTGTGCCAATCATAATTGCTTCCATGCGCTTAACCCTACCGAACAGATCCTTGAGTTGAATACGCATTTCTGTTTTCATAGCGATTACCTCCTTCTCTAGGCCATCGATGCGCTCATGCGCTGATGATACTGTTCGTTTATCCATTGGGTATTCCTAGTTATTAGGGCTTTGTGGGCCAATCATCATCGTCAAGATTTGGAAAGTCAGCATGTGCAGTGATGTCACGAAGAGCTTGTCGATAAGTTGTCATAGCGGATGTCATTGTTACATCTGACATGCCTGTCCAATCAGTTTCGGCAAGTAGCGCATTTCGGAGCAATCTATTGTCAAGCGCAGCCATTTCCGCAACCCCATCCGAAACGATTTTTATCTCCTCAGAAGTCTGTGAAATGAGTTCCCTTGTGACATAGATACACTTATTAGTTTCATCTACTCTGTAAGTTTCGTTGCCAGAATATTTCTGTACAGCATTAGGTATGCTTTCCTCTTTTGCCTCTATCCAGAAGCCTATATTCTCTAGGCCCAGAGCTGGGTCAGTCCACGACAGATCGTCCAAACTTTCTTGCGCCAGACCTTTTAAATTTTGCGGAAGGGAAGTTCGTGTGACTTCTTTCGTCACTAAGTTTATTTGTAACATTTATATTCTCCTTACGGTGTGTCTGTATCAGTGGATGGGAATTGACGGTCCGCTCCCGGCCAAACAATTCTTAAAACCCCGTTACCTCCAACACCTCCCCCACCTGTGAAGTTTACAGTGTTGTTTGCGTTTTGTCCGCAGATTCCCCCTCCACCGCCGGGGTATCCACCATTGCCGCCGTCACCAGATACCGTGCCAGATGTGCTTTGACCCGTGGTTCCCCGCTGCCCACCAGAACCACCATATCCCCCACGAAGGGCAGTGCTACTTATATTATTCGGCCCCGCAGCACCGTTGCTGCCCTGTATGAAATAGCCAGTGCCACCACCGCCACCACCATATGTGGCAAACGACGTACTTGTCGCAGCACCGCCGCCGCCGCCGCCACCGCCTGACCCTGCGCTAGGCCCAGAGTTAGGGTCATGGGAGTAGCCTTGTCCACCATCGCCAGCGTAACCGCCAGCACCGCCGCCGCCGCCGCCGCCGCCACTATAGTGTGTGGCTCCACCATCACCACCGTCTCCGCCACCATCACCAGTATAGGTTCCACCACTGCCACCAAGCCCTTGACCGCCACCACCGTCATACCGACCACCTTGTCCGCCGCCGCCTTTCAAAGTGCCTGTGGCTACAAAATAACTATCTGTTCCATCCCCGCCCCTCCCGTTGACGTTGTTACCAGTTCTTTGAAATGTAACACCACGGCCACCCTCACCAACAACTACAGTGTAACTGTCTCCAGACGTTACTGAGTAATTATTTATATAACCAAGACCTCCGCCAGCACCGCCACCGGATTTAGCAAATGTTTTAATCATACCACCACCGCCGCCAGCACCAATAGCCACCACGCTAACAGACGTTACGCCCACGGGACACGTCCAAGAATATGTTCCAGGCACTGCGTATACACTTTCACCTCTAACCCCGCCACCACCACCGCCCGCTGCGGGCCGCACGGGAAGACCACCTAAACCGCCGCCAACGGTGGGTCTTAGTTGTCCTAGATAATTACTCATTTTTAAAAGTCCGTGGTTTCAGCGGTACAAACAATGCCATCACTTAATGCTACGGCACTATTCATATATATGCGTTCAGCGGCTTCAAGTCGCATTGGAGTGGTTTCCGTAATCTCTGTGAATACGGTTTGGGCTGTCACGGTTGTGGTATTTACGGTTTGGGCTTCCATCAAAACACTAGAAACAAGACGCTTTGTGCTACCGCTGTCGCCTGAGACAAACAGATTGATCCGAGAAGCAGTAACAGTGACCCGTGGGATGCAGGTCAGGCTTGTAAGTAACGCTCCATCCCCCCCTGCCGTGGCAATCAAGACGCTGTTTGTTGGGTCGTCATCCACAGAAGTGCCAGCGGCGGTCAAAACACCAGTGCTTATTTTTGGGGTTTGCGCAAAGGGTGCAGTGAAAGTATTAGCCATTTTAAGAGTTCCTTATTTTAAAAGCTTAGTGCGGTAGCTTGCGCTTGGGCAAGGCTGAACGCATTTGTATCAACGTAGGATTTCACCGACTGTTGCGTGGGTATTAACGTAGCCGAATTGCTTGACATATTATCTTCATCAACAAATGCTGTTACGGTAATTGTACCATCTGCTAAACTACCAAAGTTTATTGTTCCTGTAGTTGTGATTGCAGATGAACCATTATTGATTGCACCAAAGCCAGAAGTTATCGATCCGCTATTTAGTGCGCCAGTGGTAACAACGGAACTTGATCCAGCTATAGGACTGTAAAGGGAACCTAGAGCAGTGCCGTTTAGAGTAATGGCATCCGCTTCCAGCGTGCCATCAACGTCAACATCTCCACTAATGTCTAAGGAGGCAAAGGTGCCTACGCCTGTGGTCGTTATATTTGATGCGCCGTTATCGATTGCCCCAAAGCCAGATGTTATTGATCCACTATTCAAAGCACCTGTCGTGACTACATTGGAGCTACCAGCGGCAGGGGCGTAGGCCGTTGAAGCCGTGGTCGCGGCACTGCCAAGCCCCAAGTTTGTACGGGCTGTACCTGCGTTTGCAAGATCCGAAAGATTGTTTGATACAGCTAAAGCACCAGACAAACTGGCATATGCAGCAACCCACGCGCTGCCATCATAGACTTTCATTACGTTGTTTGTCGTATCGAAGTACAAGTCGCCTTCGTCTAAGCTGGTTAATGGGTCACTTGAAGCAATGCGGTACGTTGAACTGAAACTATTTACACTAGCGATATTGCTTGCCACAGTATTAACATTAGCGATCGACCCGCCGACAATATTTACGTTAGCAACTGCACCCGCAACCGCACCAATATTATCCGATCCAGCTAGATCTGTAGCAACCGTTCCAATGTCTGTGGCATCAGAAGCGACTGCTGAAACGTCTGCATTAATCCCAGCAACCGTAGTTACATTAGCAGATATTCCCGCCACTGAGGTTACATCTCCACTGATCCCAGCAACCGTTGTTACATTTCCAGATATTCCCGCAACAGTCGTGACGTTTGCAGGTATCCCACCAAGAGCAGAAACATCTGCGCTAATCCCAGCAACAGTCGTGACATCAGCGCTGATCCCAGACACTGTAGTCACGTTTGCAGATATGCCAGACACTGTGGTTACGTTAGAGGCTATGCCAGCCACCGTCGTTACATTACCGCTTACCCCTGCAACAGAAGTCACATCAGAGCTAATCCCTGAGACAACACCAATGTCGGTTCCATCTGCAGCAACCGTGGTAACGGCAGCGTTAATGCCAGCCACAGTGGTTACGTCAGAACTAACACCAGCAACGGCTGTGACGTTTGCTGAGATACCTGCAACCGTGCCAATATCTGTACCATCAGCGGCTACTGTTGTGATGTTGGCGCTAATCCCAGCAACAGTCGCTACATTCCCACTGATTCCAGCAACAGTCGTTACATCAGCAGTAACACCAGCAACGCTGGTCACGTTAGAGCTAATACCAGCAACTGAGGTTACGTTACCTGAGATACCAGCAACAGTAGTTACGTTCCCAGATATTCCAGATACCGTTGTTATGTTGGCGTCATTGTTAGCAGCGGTAGTTACGTCCGAACTGATTCCAGCAAGCGTTGCAACAT